GTTTGGCAAAAACATTGATGATGTAATTGATGATCTAGAAGACGATTTGCTTGCAGCAAACATAAATGAAAAACAAAGAAACGCTATCTTGCGAGACATTCGCCATTTGAATGATCGTGTTCAAGGCACAGTTATTCGTAACCCTGAGTCTATGAGTTTGAAAGCTTCTATCATTCTTAAAGACCTTGCAATGCTTAATTACCTTGGCTCTGCTGGCTTTGCAACATTGCCAGACTTTGCAAAGATTATGATGGAGCATGAACTTGGCACAGTATGGAAAGTTTTGTTTGGTGTTATGAATGACAGTCGTGTTCGCATGAGCGCACAAGAAGGTCGTCTTGCTGGAGAAATTATCGATATTCTTAAAGGCGATGCTCATATGCGCTTTAGCGAAAATATGAGAAACAATCCTTTGAATGAAGGATTAATGTCAAATGTTAGATCTACATTCTTTATGCTTAATGGTGTTGCCCCAATGACAACTATCTTTAAAAAGATGGATGCAATGGCAAGAGGGCATACACTCATTGATATGTCAATCAAACTTACTAAAGGCCAAGCAACTGAACAGGAAATTGCTTATCTGGCTCGCTATAACATAGGCAAAAAAGAAGCCAATGACATTGCTAACTCGCCTTGGGAGCAAACAGAAGCTGGCTTGTATTTGCCTAATACATCTAAATGGGAAAACAAAGCTGCTGTAGAAAACTTTAGAACTTCAATGAACGCGGGTATTGGTAATACTGTTTTGATGGGTACACCAGCCGATAAACCAATTGCTGTTGATGGCGTTTTTTATGTGCCAATGCACATAGCTAAACAATTTGGAATGAAACAGGATGAAAAGTTTAAAGGTTATGCTCGTATAGAAAATGGATTGCTTTCAATGCCTTTCCAATTCCTGTCTTACAGCCTTGCTGCTTCAAACAAAATTACAGCATCAATTGCTCAAGGTCAGGTAAAGAACAGAGCAGTTGCCATATCTGCAGCTATGGGTCTTGGGTATATGGGAATGGAATTAAAATACAAAGATTGGCAAATGGAACGCATGACTTTGGATGAAAAAATTGCTAGATCATTTGATGCATCTGGTGTTGCTGCTTTGTATTCTGATTTGTTTTACACTGCAATGGGCGTAAGTATGGCACTTGGCGGCCCCGATATTGGTATGGGCATTATTAAACCTAAGTTCAATCAGGATAAGAATATGCTTGATGCGGTAACTGGTATAGCTGGTGCTGGGCCTTCATATGCTGCAGATGTAGGAAGAGGTCTTGCTAAATTTTTAAGCGGTGACTTTGGTGAAGGATCGGCTGAGTTAATAAGAAGATTGCCATTTGCTCAGTTACATTTTTTAAAGGATACAACCAATGAAACAGCTAGAGCGTTTGCTGGTGGACGATACTAATTGTGAGTTGAGCAATTTCAAATTGGAAGGTAGGATTGCGCCATGACTATTAACATTGCTGATAACAACCCAAGAGTCTCGTACTCAGTAAGTGCTGGTGTAACACAGACTAGCTTTGCTGTGCCTTTTGAGTTCTTTGATGAAACAGATGTACTTGTTTACATTGATTCAACTCTTAAGACTATTAGTACAGACTACACAGTATCCGGTGGTGATGGCACTACTGGCACTATTACTATGTCTGTTACTGGCCCAGCTACTGTTGCTCTTGTACGCGATATAACAATTGAGCGTTCTACTGACTTCCCTACTGCTGGCCCATTCAGCGTACAGTCCCTTAACGTAGAGCTTGATAAGCAGATTGCAATTGATGCTGACATTAGTGACCAGATTGATCGCGCAGTAAGAAGCCCTATTGAAGAGTTCACAACAATGACTCTTCCTGACGCTGCCGATCGCGCCGAAAAAATTCTCAAGTTTGATAATGCTGGCAATGTGACTGTAGAAAGCGCATCAGCCTTGTTTGGTGGCGCAGTAGTGGGTGCTAACTTTACCAACAACACATTCACTGGCGATGGCTCTCAGACAGCCTTCACAACTACTGTAGAGGCCGGATCAAAGAACAACGCCCAAGTATACATTGATGGCGTTTACCAGCTAAAGTCTAGCTTCTCTGTGTCTGGCTTTACCCTGACATTCACTGAGGCTCCACCGCTTAACTCGCAGATTGAAGTTATCATTGGTAAGGCCATTGATACGCTGGACGCTGACAGTGGCAATATCAATTACAACCAAGGCGGCACTGGCGCACAGACACGCACAGTAGAGAACAAGTTGCAAGATGTGGTGAGCGTCAAAGACTTTGGTGCAACTGGTGATGGTGTGACGGATGACACTGCGGCTATTCAAGCTGCACTAACATACGTTCATACTGCAAACCCTACTGGTAAGGGCTTATATTTTCCAAGTGGAACATACATCATTTCATCTTCCTTAACTGTTGGATCAGTTGATGCTGGCGATATAATTTTATTTGGTGATAAGACTATTCTTAAAACGGCTAACACAACCATTCAAGGCATTATTGCTTGTCAGGGGCCAAGTTCTGTAAATCGTGGTGGTCGCATTAGAATTAGAGGACTAGCTTTTGAAGGCGCATCTAAGACAGATGCAAACATTGGTTTGTATATTCAAGATATGCAAGGTGTTGATATTGAGGATTGCAAGTTTTCTTTTCTTGGCAAAGGTATAAGGACTTATTTTGTAGACATTGTAAATATCTCTCATAAAAACTACATATCACATTGCACAACTGGGATTGAGAATGATGGGCCTAGCGGCGGTCAGGCAAATACGCATAACATTCTAGGCAACCTAATTAACCAATGTACTACTGGTATTGAATATAAAGGTGGATTTGGTGCAACTATTGCCTTCAATGAAATTGATAACAACGACACACATATACGATGTGGATATGATGCCTCGGTTTCTGTAGATGCTAGAGGTATAAATATTATTTACAATAAGTTTGAAAGTGCATCGGGCGGCACTCCAAGAACAATAGTTCTGGGTGGTGGTGCTGGTATTTGCACAGACCCATACGTTGCTAGAAACACTATTCTTCACGCAGATACAGAAACAATCTTTACTGTTGCAAACATCCAAGGCAATGGACGCATTAAGAATAACAGTGTGGCTCCAGCTTCACCAGCATATACAAAGACATTAATCAATCAAGGATCATCTGCTACTAAGGCGGTATTTAGTGAGGCTGATACTTTGCCGTCTGGCACGGTATCGTTTGGTGCGGCAGACACAACTAAAACAATTACACTGCCTGTTGCTGAACCAGATACAAACTATAATATTCAAATGACAGTGAATGGGGCTGCATCAACGCCAGCAACTAATTCATACATCATATCTGATATTCAGAAAACAACGACTAACTTTCAAGTCACTGTTGTAGCCGCCCCTGGGGGTGTTGCTGCTGTTTCTTGGGCTTGGCAATTAACGAGGTAATGAGATGACTATTAAGCAACAAGGCGGGATATTCGGCAGAAACCCTACGTTTAATAATGTTGATGTTGAAGGGACACTTACAGTCAGCGGTGAGCCTATCTCTGACTTTGGCACAATGGCTCAACAAGATGCTACCAGTGTAAACATTGATGGCGGTGCTATTGATGGCGTAACTCTTGGCACTACTTCAGCAGTAACTGAAGCTAACATTAATAATGAAACTATTTCTGGCAACACATCTTCTGTTGTATTTAACAGCAATTCTGCTGGGATGCTTTTTTCTGGTGGTGCTGATGCAACAAAATATTCAGGCATAGTTTTTAGGGGTGCAAATAGTTGGAATACATTTTTAGGCAGAATACCTGATGGTGCTGCTGATCCATTAGTTATTGGCAATGATGCTATAAGTTCATTTGGAAGTATTTGTACTTTTGGAGCCAATGACGTAACGATTAATCGTGGCAACCTTGTCATTGGCACATCAGGCAACGGCATCGACTTCTCTGCCACTGCTGGCACTGGCACAAGTGAACTGTTCGACGATTACGAAGAAGGAAGTGTTTCTCAGCCACTAGAAATTGGTGGATCAAATCAAGTTGATTATTATACAAATGCAAGCGAATACACAAAAGTTGGTAATGTAGTTACATACGTTGTGTCGTTTGATCTTTACAATAGAGATTTGATTGGAACTGGTGCGTTAAAGATAAATCTTCCGTTTGCATCATTTTCTGGAACAGGCGGGCAGCCCAAAATTATCGAAGAAGTAGTATATAGGTCGGCTTCAACAAAAGCTGGATCACCAACAACTTCAGTTGGTGCTTATAATTTAGGGTCTGGATCAAGCTATGCAGAGCTTTATACAGACAATACATTAGGTACAGCTATTTCGGCCCCAGATACAAGCGAGCGGTATCTGTTTAACTTTGTAATTACCTACCGATCAGCGTAGTAAAGGACTTAAAAACATGGCACTTACAAAAGCAACTTATTCGATCATTGACCATAACACGGTCAATGCAAAAGATTTCGGAGTTGATATATCTGGTGCTACGGATTCTAGTGCCGCAATGCAGCTCGCTTTAAATGCCTGCGCTGGTGGAAAAGTATTACGAATTTCTGGATCAATTACAGTAAGTCAAAGACTAACAATGCCATCAACAATAGGCGGCATTTTTGGTGATGGTCAGGGAAGTACAACCATTACTTTCACAAGAGAACAAACATCATCATCAATATTTGACAACTCGTTATTCATTATTGATGCCGTTTCTGGGGCCAGTTTCAAAGACTTCAAAATAGAATATACCGGAACATTTTATCAGGCTGGTCAATCAAATTTTGGTGCTGTCAGTGGTTTGCTTGTTAGAGATTCTGACGATGTATTGATTGAGCGTATTGAAGCAACTGGTTTCAATCATGCAGGAATTTATTTTACGGCAAACACTAGAACTGCTTCAAACTTGTGCAAGCGCAATTCAGTCATAAACTGTTATTTGCACCACAACAGGGTTGCTGGCTGCCTGTTCTCATTCCAAGAGCAATTCCATTTTATGCGTAACCTTTGTTCCTACAATGGTCATGTAAGTGATGGTGGAACAGGCTACGGAGTTGCATCTCTAAACTCTACCCCGAACAAACTTGTATCGATACTTAACAATACAACCGACCACAATTACAGAAAAGGTATTGATTCACATGATTGCCAGTCAGTCGTAATTAATGACAACATCTTGAATGGCGATCGCATCTATGGAATTGATGTTTTAAGTGTTGGTTACGATCTAAACATTGCACAGGTCAACAATAATATTATTGAAGTTGATCCAACATTTTATGTATCTGCTGACGATGACCAACCTGCGGGGACATATTCGTTCTACAGAGCAATCATCGTGCAGGTAGATCCATTAGCAAGTTCTAGCAATTCAATTCCAGACATTCAGGTAAACAACAATTTAATTAAAAACATGGGTTGCGATGATTCGTCGCATGAATTAACTGGCATCATAATCTCTAGCATATCTGCAAGTGATGCACTTATTGAATGTGGTAACAACAAAATTCGTGGAACAAAAAGCGCAAACTCTTATATTGATGGGGGAATCAAAGTATCAAGAGGTGGGTCTACGCCCGGAATTACGTCAAACATACACGACAATTCACTACGAGTTGGCCCGATCAATGATTACGGAATTGTAGTAGCATTTAACAATACCGGATTAACGAATAATTATGGCGAATGTTGGGTAGAAAGAAACTATATTGCAGGAGCTTCTTCTGCGGGTAATGCAATTCTCATAGAAGATGGCGGCGAAAAGATTCATGTCAATAACAACATTGTTGAAATTGCCACAATCTCCAACCCAGCAATTGTTGTTGAGAATACGCCTAGTTCTGAATTGTGGATAGCAAACAATTCCATTGCATCATCATCTGGGTCTGCAAACATTATTGTTTTTAATGACAACAATATTGTTAATGGCAGTGGAAATACATATAACGATGCGCTGTTAAGTGTTCCAAACAAGCGTATCAATGCAAGCGGCGGTTCTAATAAAAAGATTGTATCGTCACGCAAATCGCTTACTGCAAGCACTCCAACAGATATTTGTTGGTTAGCCGAAGATGGTTTGATTGCACATTGCACTGTCAAATGGTCGGCGTATTACAATGAATCTGGCCCAGATAAGGTGTATATGGCTGGTGGGTTATTGTCGTTTGTTGCTGGGGTATCTGACAATAATGAGCAAGCTGCGTCATCTATTACTGCTGTTGCAACTCATGCTGCAAAAACAGGTGCTTCATCTGACTTGACAGTAACATGGTCAATAGCTACTGCAACTGCTGGTGGATTAACTTATAAGCTAGTTGCAAACGCTAGTGCAGATTGCATTGTATATGCCGAAGTAGAACAGATAAATGTTTTAGATATTTCAGATGTTGGTGTGAATTACACAATTTAATGCGCCTAGTGCGTGGACAGTCCAGCCAAAGGAGATAAAAATGGCACTGACTAAAACAACTATTAACGACAAGATCGAGGTTATTAATCTGGGCGATTGGTCTGTGGTGCAAGTACGCACTGCGACTATCATCTCAGAGGATGGCACAGAGATTAGCAAGACCTTTCATCGCCACGTTCTAGCACCTGACGCTGATCTAACAGCCGAGGATTCTGATGTTGCGGCTATCGCTGGACAGGTATTCACTGACGCGGTTAAGGCTGCCTACGCAGCACGCCCAACGGAGTAGGTAGATGGACAACGAAGCACATACCGATATTGCTCTGGCAGTAGGTGCAATCACTAGCCCAGTTTGGTTACACGCTCTCAATGAGTGGGTGACGCTGATTGCTGGTCTTATTGGTATTGTGCTTCTTGTTATCCGCATCCGCAAGGCATTGCGGAAAGATGTTTAAGGCAATCGTACTAGCCTGTGCAATAGCATCCCCAACCGAATGTATTGAGTTCCACGATACTCGCGGCCCTTATCCAACGATGAAGGCTTGCGAGGAACGTGCTATGGAAATGGGTCGTGACATCGGGGAGATGGCTCACGGCCTAATGCCGATTAGCTGGCGTTGCAAGCCACTTAGAAAGGGGATGCTGTCATAGACCCGATTACTATAGGTGCGGCTGTCAGTGGGGCTACAGCGGCGTTTAACACTATAAAGCAGATGATTAACGCTGGGCGTGACCTCGAGTCTTGCATCAATGATGTGTCTCGTTGGATGAAGGCTGCGTCTGACATTGACCAAGCTGAGAAACAAGCTAAGAATCCTCCTCTGTTTAAGAAACTTCAAGGCGCAGACACTGTGCAGCAACAGGCATTGCAAGTTTATGCTGCTAAAAAAAAGTTAGAAGCGCAGCGTGCCGAGCTGAAGCAATACCTACAGTTTACCTATGGGCCGCAAGCTTGGGCTGACTTAATTCAACTCGAAGGACGCATCCGCAGAGAGCGTCAAGAGATGATTTATAAACAGCAAGAGGCAAGGCAGAAGATTGTTGAGGCAATTGCAATTGTAATTCTTGTCTTGCTTTCTGTAGGTGTAATGGGCTTTATTGGTGCATTGTTAATTTCTAAGGGGAATTAAAGTGACCAACGAGGAAAAGATACTAGAGGCTCAAGACCTTGTTAATATGCATGGCAGCATCAGGGCGGCAGCTAGAGAGTCGGGCATACCCAGATCAACTATCATCAATAGATTAAAAAGCGGAAGATCATCCGGCATCCTTGATGATAATGTTGGTTACAGACTTCCTCCAAAGCTAGATGATGACATACCAGTCGATGATATTGTCGATCAGCTTCATCAACGTTTCAAGAAAAGAAAGAAATATCGTGAGTCCAAGAAGTGGAGTCCGATCTATATGAATACAGACGAGCCTATTGGTTTGCTCTGGCTTGGTGATCCGCACATCGATGACAATCATTGTGACTGGGATGCATTGAGGGAACACCTAGATATTATTAATAACTATGATGGTGTCTATGGTTGCTCACTAGGAGATCAACAGAACAACTGGGTTGGTAGGCTTGGTCGTCTGTATGGTGAGCAGGATACATCACACAAGACAGCATGGAAGCTGGTCGAGTGGTTAATCCAAGAGATGAATCCAATGATTCTTATTGGTGGCAATCACGATATGTGGTCTGGTGCTGGCGATCCATTGAAGTGGATTGCAGAGTCACATACAGTCTTTGAGAACTGGGAAGCTAGGATTGCTTTGAAGTTTCCAAACAAACGTGAGTGCAAAATCTTTGTCGCGCATGACATGGCTGGGCATAGCCAGTGGAATCCATTACACGCACAGACAAAGACCGCAAAGTTCAGATCACATGCACACCTGTACATCAGTGGTCACAAGCACAACTGGGCATTGGGACAGATTGAACTTGTAGAAGAAGAGCGCACCGCTTGGTTAGCAAGAGCGCGAGGTTACAAGTATCACGATACCTATGCTTTTGTTAAAGGCTTCGAGCAACAGAAGTTTGGTCAAGCAATCATGCAAGTGATTGACCCAACTAATCCTTCTGAGGTTTCATGGGTACAATGTTTTGCCGATCCTCAGGAAGGTGCTGACTATCTACAATATCGTAGATCGCTTCGCAAGTAACGGCAGCGTACCCAGCAATGTCAACCCAAGAGTCAACATGAGTAGGATCAGAATGTAAACGAGCTAACTTATTTAGAATGTGTAATGCCCCAACATCAAATGGAGTAATAGGTATAGCTAGATGAGCCTCATAAAAAGCAGCGGCAATAGAAAAATTCTCAGAAGGTTTTCCATAATTTTCACCGCGTTCTTTTACTGCGTCTTTGGCTTTAGCTAATATGTCATTTCTAATTAGTTCGCTCATTTTTTCACCGAGGTTTGTTATGATTGACAGGATAGAGGATCGAGTATTAAAGCTGAAATTATTGCCAAGAGCAATGATGATTATGATGTCATTGATGAGTTGGCGTGTAGTTGAATGGTTTATGGCATTGCCTGATCCCAGTCCGGCACAAGCTGGGCTTGTATCTGTAGTTACTGGGGCAATGACCGGAGCCTTTGCAGTGTGGATGAATCACGAAGGAAAGCATCATGTGGCAAGCACTAATCAATCCCATCGCTAGTCTAGCTGGCTCTTGGATGGAGTCAAAAGTAGAGCAGACCAAGGCCAAGGGCGCAGTAGCCAAAGCTAAAGCTGAAGCAGAGGCAGAAGTAATGAAGACCGCAGCCACTCACGAAGCTGGCTGGGAAAAGATCATGGCTCAGGCCAGCGACAATAGCTGGAAGGATGAGGCATGGACTGTCTTGTTTATAATTATTATTGCAATGTGTTTTATTCCAGTGACGCAGCCATTTGTTGAGCGTGGCTTTGATGCATTGTCTCGTACCCCTGACTGGTTTCAGTGGGCAGTGTATGCATCTATCGGTGCATCGTTTGGCTTGCGTGGTTTAAAGGGATTTAAGAAATGAGTTATTATCTGTCACCTAACTTTACCTTAGAAGAGATGGTTAAGAGCCAGACTGCTGAACGCAGGGGCATACCTAATGTCCCAGAACTGCATCATATAGAAGCAATGGAGGCGTTGTGTGAGAATATCTTACAACCTATCCGTGATGAGTTCGGCCCATTCATAGTGTCTTCTGGCTTTAGAAGTGCAGAGTTGTGTCTTGCTATTGGGAGTACTATTAAGAGTCAACATGCCAAGGGAGAGGCAGCAGACTTCGAGGTAGGTGGCATTGATAATGCTGACTTGGCTATGTGGATTAGAGATAACCTACCATTCGATCAGCTAATCCTTGAGTGTTACACTGGTGGCAACAGTGGATGGGTTCATTGTAGCTATTGTAGCTACCAAGATAATCGTGGTGAGTTGCTTACGTTTGATCGTGTGAATGGCTACCGTAAGGGATTGATTCTTTAACGTCAGTAACTTTGAGGCTGCAGACAAGGCACTCTCGCTGCCTTCTCTTTAACGTGTCTTCAACTGTTACCAGTAAACTTCTGCAGCTTGGGCATCTGTCTTTAGATAGAAGTGTTTCCCAGCTACCATCTCCTTGTTCAAACATATTGTCCTCCATATAAAAGAGGCAGACCCTTGGAGTAGATCTGCCTCAGTATGATGAGTAAGAAGAACCACCAACCTCATCACTTATTAGAACGGTACATCATCTCCATCTAGGATCTTGACCAGCGGATCTTCTTGCGGCTGCGCTGCACCATTTGTTTTCTCCGATAGTTCAAAGGACATGTAGGCAGATCCGTCCTTTGTTCTACGCCATGCGGCTATGCGTAAGTTATCTTGGTAAGGGCCAGTGTAGTCTGGCTTGTTCTGGTTGTCGCCTTTATCGTTCTCGAATAATGCACCAACCTTTTGGTATAGGTCAATACGCGGCGTTCCATCTTTTGATGTGGTCTTGACAAGAACCAGATCTTCATTGGTTCCGTTGTTATCTACCTTACCTTGCAGAATCATAGCCATTTCTGGGAAAGGTTTAAAGGCTGCGCCTTTGTTAGTATTATCGTAATCGCTCATAGAAGCCTCCTGAGTGGGGTTAAATTATTTTGGTAGGTGAGTAGCTATGAGGGGCTTACCACCCCTCACCGCCTTTTTTAGAGCTGTCTGCGGCATATTTATTACCGTCCATCTCCCCAAGGAATACATCTGCGTTGAATCCTAGGTGTGACAGAGCCTTGGTAAGACCGTCAGTGATTGCCATCTTGGGTGCATCTTCTGCCATGCGACCCTTGGCTGCATCGAAGAACTTGCGGCAACCAGAGAAGGGGCCGAAGCAATACTCATCAGAACCAATCCAGATGGTGACATCGGCAACGACTGCGGTGTCTCCATTAGATACATCGATGAAGCGTGTGTTGTTCTTCCATCCCCAGCCTTGACCGACTGGGCCGAACTGTTCTGTGGCGCAGCGTACCTGATACTGAGGATCGATAGCGGTGAATGAACGTGATCCGAATGATACCTTCTTAAGATACTTTGGATCTGATTTAGATACTGTATTCCATAGCTTTAGATTGTCAGACATTCTGGTTCTCCTTAACTGTGACGCGAAGTGAGCCGCGCTTGTCGCGCTTGATAGAGAGAAGGTCACAGTATACTTCCCTCTCATCATCACCTACCATTGCCTTGAGATCAGACTTGGCAAGTTCAAATAACTTTGCATTGCTTTCATGCTGTATGTAGTCATGGCAGCGTGAGATAAACTCGTTGTCAGATGATGCGTCCCTGCGTACCAGACCATCGACCTTGATCTTGTCGATGCTTACTGGCTCCGCAAGGTTGTCACCGAAAGGGCGTGTGTTATCCTGTACGCATTGCCAAAACTCTTTGACCATGACTTGCATCTTCTTGATGTAGTCCCAGTCCTTCTGGACGTAGACACATTCCCATCTGCGATTGCCAAAGATTACAGATAGATAGCATCCATCAAGGTGAGATACCCACATGTAAAACTGTAGCTGCGGCATGTACATCTTGAGGCAACCCTCCATTGTGTTGCGCTCATAGGTGTGCTTGCACTCTACAATTGCTGTGTCAACAATCGCATCGACAGTACCTTTGAGTGGTACAGTTTCCCATTGCATCTCATAATATACTTGATGAGATTTTGTTTCTGTATTGAAGTTCTTCTCAAACCATTTGATGTTGAAGTCTTCAGTGTGTGTGCCTAGCTGCACAGCTAGATTGTCAGATAGATCTTCTGGCTCGACAAGCCCAAGCTTTTCTTCCCATAGATCTACCCATTGACCATCCATAATGCGGCGCATATCTGAGCCGCCAATAAATCCCTTGCGTTCCATTTGGTTCTCCTTTGTTTTGTTATACTGCAACTACGCAGTATGGTCAAGGGTTAATAGTTGTTTTTCAAATGCTTCTAGTAGTTTGTACCTAGTCTTGAGTTTGTATTCGATGTGCTTATGAAACTCTGCGTAAGCTGGCCAGAAGGTTGTGGTCTTGGCAACATTGTCAATAGCCCTGATAACTATGTCGGCAGGGAATGACACAAGCTGAGATGTGATTGCTTTTATCCTGATCTTATGATCGGAAGACGACTCACCTGTTGGCTTCACCACCAGCGCAGCCAACACGGTGAGGCGTTGCGCGATCTCTTCTGCCGGCAGTGGGGTGAGTGACTGCTTGATCTTCTTGATAGCTTGGATGCACTTGTCCTTGTCTTCACAGCGGATCTTATATCCCTGCAGTTGTATGTCTACAGTCTCGTCTTTGAGGTAGCGTGTGCGCTGGATAGGCTCGACTCTAAAGCCCGTCAATAATTCCAGCGAAGTAATCAGCCTTTTGTCTACCGCCAGAGGATCGGCTGCCGATACCAGTAGTGCTATTGCTTGCTCTTGCTCGGCTATACTTAACTGAATTTCTACACCAGTTCCTGTAGGCTTTGTCGATGCTGGCAAAGACATTGCCTTTGGACTGATGGTAATCGCGGAAGCTAGGGGTTTCATACTCATGGTCAAGGTTCTCCTTTAGTGATTCATTTATAGACTCAATCAATTCATCAGATGGTTTCCAATCTTCTGGCACTCCCCCTCTTTTCTTAGTTGATAGTTTCTTTGATAGGTTAGGGTCTCTGTGTGAGACTACCTCGTCTCTGTGTGAGACAGTCTCTCTGAGAGACAGCAGGGTATAGAGTGTAGACTTTTGTGAGTTGCCTTTGTCTCTATGAATAATGCCTGATTGTTCAAGATCATTTAGTTTTCTAGCTACGGTTGCTCTGCTCATACTGGTGCGCCGCACTAGCCTGTCTATGCTAGGCCAGCACTGTAGCCTATCTTCATCAGCATGATCTGCAAGCACGACAAGCAGCCACTTGGCTAGTGGATCTGGGATGTCTGCTTGTATAGCTTTTGCCATTGCAACAAATGCCATGTGGTTCTCCTTATTTTTTGATGAGTGGTGCTATCCTTTCTTCAAAGAAATCACCATCGAATATGACTAGGGTTTTTGGAGTGCCGTGTCTCCGCTTGTATAGGGCTGCGTCACGGCCCTCCATTATTGTGAAGGGATTGGGGAAGTTTGACTTGTCACGATACTTGACTTCAACTACCAGTCGTTCTCCCCCGAACTCCCAGATGATGTCGCCGCGATACTCGCCTCCCAAGCTGCCCGAGAGGGGCTGGCGTTTCGCTTGGAAGCCGAGCTTCTTGAGCCAGTCAACGAACCACTTCTCGTGGTAGTTTCCTTTGTTGCGATTTTTGTTTGCCATGTTTCCCTCTCATAGCAATCGACACAGATTATATAATGCGCCACTGGTTCTATAGATGCAAGCACTGCAACAAAGTATGGTGTACTAACTGCACATGCTTCGCATGTTTGTGGTCTGCCAGCTCTATCGTTTAGAATTTTTCTTCGTGATCTTGATCTGACAGCCAAGTGCATCCAGCCAGCACGAAAAGAGAAACCCGCTTGGCACTCTCTTGTACTGTTCCCATTTGTGAATTAAAGATTTAGCACAGCCAATCCGATGAGCCAGTTCTTCTTGAGTCATCTTCTGGCTGGTGCGTTCTTGTACAAGCTGATAGATTATCATCTCGTATGTATCAGGAACAGGCGTTTCTTTCTTGAAGTGCTGAAAGTTTTTCAATGGCCTTTTCCACTTTGCAAGCTGTGCTGTGTCTCAAATTTCTACCCATCTTTGCGCGGTAAAAAGTTGAGTCGGGAACACCAGCATATACAAAGGCTTTCTTTAGATCTACCTTTGCAGATGCTGATTGTTCTCTCAATGTATCCATGTAACTAAGCATGGTCACATAATCTGCACAGATGCAGTGGTTGTCAACAGGTTAATTTTCTGTTGAGTGTAGGCCAAGAGTGCTAAGACCAATGATATCAGTTGGCTTTGAATAGTAAACGCCAACGTCATCATCAACAACATCATCTGCAAATGCATCATCTGGTATTAACTCACTGGCCTTGCGGCTTTGTTCTATCATTTTCTTTCGCTGATCTCTGTCATAGCTTTCAATAGCTGCAGAGGTAGCGTGTCGAATGTATTCATACCTCTTGCCATTTGCATACTTGACACTTCTAATCCCTTGCATCGATAAACTCCTTGCCTTTATCTGTTATCTTCCAGACGACTTCGTTTCTATTGCGTGAGTTTTTAACACGCTCGCCTGAGTCTTCAACCATTCCAATGCGTACAAGCTCAGTGATCCTTGGCTTCACAGAGTAAAGCCATTCGCCTGTGTTGTTTGATACTTGCTCACCAGTAAAGCCAAACCTGTAGGCTTTGTAAAGCTCTTGTAGTACAGCAAGCCGCAGCCCAGTGACGCGAGGCGCAATAGACTCAGCGGCTGCTACCTCTGTGTCTACTGCGTTCTTGTGGTGCATTGTGTTTACTTGCACATCAAATAGATCTTGCATTTTGGTTCTCCTTTAATTCACTCTTTGCCATCTGTGATCTTGATCTTTAATTATTGCGATCAAGTCTCTGTACTTTTGATACTCAGCCATGTCACCTATTGAAAGGACTGGTTGCCCCAATAAATCTGCTGGCTTTGGTTGCATAGCTTCTAAGGTTTCGTAGATAATATCTATGCTTTTCTCAGATAGATCTATCTTCATTATCCCCAGTCCTTTCTGTCTTCCTCATTATTGTAGCCGCGTGTGTAATCTACAATCTCTTGAGGTGTGAGAGATTCTATTGTTACTCGCTTGCCATCTGCAAATTTATGAGGATTCCAAGGGCGATGATAGTATGCATCTGCCGAACCTCTGTCCTCTGCTGTGTCTGCCTTAGTAGGGGATTGAGTCATCGATATCCTCCTGTGGGTGTGCATCTTCCCAAGCTTGAGTTGCAACCTTGATAAATTTATCTCGATTAAATTTAGGATTGGTTGCAGCTAGTTCATCTGCCAGTGTGAGAATGTAGGTAGGCCAAGGATATGTTGGCGCAATATTCCTAGCGATAAATTCAAAGTGACGCTGTTGCATGAGTGCCATGTTAAACTCCCTTCAGTACAGTTGCCCAAGCTGCAGAGATATGTTGCTCTGCTGTTGGGTGTTGATAAATATAATCTTGAACGACTAATTCGATTGTTGAGATAGCTTGCACCCAATCCATATCTAATTGTGGCTTGGCTGTTTCGCTATCAAACTCAAACACATTGATACCTTCAGACATTACTTGATCTCCTTCAGTGGTCTGTAGCTAGAGTCTTCAGTTGCGTCACGTTCAAGCACCTCGTCATACGTGTCTCTGACTTTATCCAATGCCCATTTAGCTTGCTGGATTATAGACTTGAACTCTGATCCCTCATCGTGAGCGCGATCACAGATTGCATTAACTAGACGTGATGCCTCTGTTACCTGATTGATGAATGAGATTTTCATTACGCGGTCTCCTTGAAAAAGAATGGGGTGATGTCTTCAACGTCACCATTTATTTTGTAAAACATTTGCAGCATGAATCTGTCACCGATAAACACGATGTCATTTCTTAGCTGTTCGATTGTAGTTTTGGGTGAGATGCTGTCGCCTTCCTCATCAGTGCCAAGGATCAATGCATCTCCGGCTAATGGATGCAAGTAATTCCTATGAACCCAGAAGCTTTGGTTCTCTCGGTATAATCCTTCATCATCGATGTAAGCTACATCGTGATTAAGGTATAACCTCACCACATCAAATGCTCTTGCACCATTGAGATGAGGATAGATCTGAGTGTAATCACCATTGTATTCTACCTCGGTGATTGTCTCATTGAAGGCATCGATTTTATATCCAATCATTTTTTGGTTCTCCTTTGATGATGGATTAGCGGCGCAATACCACGCCAGACAGCATCAAGAATGATGCAAAGAATAGTAGTGAGACATGAATCCAGATTGCTGATCCAGTCTGTGGATCCAATGCAGATGCAAGCATCAGTAACATGAACCCGATTCCTAGAAGTAAATTGCTAATCATTACTTGCTCCTCTTGAAAGGCATATAAAAGTGAACAACCTTTAGGCCGTACCATATCCTTGTATAATGGGGGGCTTTTGAAAACCCATAGATCTTGAACTTAGCTTTGCGTTTGTACTTTTTCCAAACAAGTATTTTGATATTGAATACTGTGAACTCTCCCTCACCAAGTTCTTTCCAAGGGCGAGGCCAATCATCTGGAATATCTAATCTTCCTCTTTTCATTTTGGTTCTCCTTACTGCAATGATGCAGTGATTGAATTTTAATTGCAAGTAATTTTTGCTTGCCAATAAATAGAAACTTGGCAGCGCAATACTTACTTTGTGTGCGAACCCCCGCCTCCGGCGTGGGGTGCGTGGGGCTAGCTGTGAGCATAAAAAAAGCCCCGCAGCCGAAGCTGCGAGGCTCGTTGGTGGGAGTTATGCTCGCTTCTGGAAGTAGGCCAGTGCGCCTTCAGCGGCCTTTGGCTTGACTTCCTCAGGGAGTACTTGCTCCAGTGTCTCCTGAAGCAGTTGCTTGAGGTCTTCTGCGATGCCGATCTGGAACTCGTTCCATTCTGCGTCACGCTGAAGCTTTACAAGTCTGTCTTCATCGTAGTGCGCTGCACCGATAACTTCGGTCGAGCTGGCTGCGCGGATGCGAACCTTACCTGATTCAGCGTGTTCGTGCTGATCTACGATGTTGCCTGACATTACCTCTTGTGCTTGAGCGTGAATGTCAGCGAGTTGCTTGTGTTTCTGTTTGATATTGTACTCGCAGTCATCAATGAACTTGTTGATGAAGTATCTCACACTTGATTGTGTTGTTTTGTTAGACATTGGAAGCTTAGACGAGATGTCCTTGGCAAACCCATTTACTTTTACTTGCTTAGTCATTGTAGTTCTCCTTAGTTAGAGGCGGGAACTGCCCCGCCTTACAATGACCCGAAGCCACTGACGATCAGCCAAAGGCCTGCCTCGCCGCCCTGCAGGGCGGTGTCAGGCAGCAGAAAGCAAGGCAAGCCACGGCGAGAGGAAAGATAACCAGCTAACTCACTGTCAGCAGGGTGCGGCCTTCGCCTTGCTTTCTGTGAGCGACTGTGGCTCGGATAGGCATTGTTGGCGCGGGCAGGGCCTGTCTCTGGCTTAGGAGAACTGACTCAGCTAGTAAATGTGGGTTTGGCATGGGCAGCTCGGCTATGCTTTCGATGTCCCG